CGGTGGCCTCGATGTTTTGTGTTTGTTGGCAGAATGGCGTCTGGTATTCTACGTTGTCAAGGGCGAGGTCGATATCTACGGGAGGGATGCACGAGGGAGCCGTCAGCAGTTGAGAGCGTGAGGAAACGATATAGGAGTGCATCTTCTCCGCCTGTCCTGTCGTGTAGGAGTCCCGGCAATACTCGCCGGTGTAGTCCATGTAATTCTCGAGCATAGCACCCTCACAGGCGGGAGAGCTACAGGAGTAGTTTGTCGTCGTAACGGGAGTGTCGCACACCCTATCCCCTTGCGTCTGGCAGTTGTTCTCGGTGGCACATGACGTGGTGTTGTAGAAGGTGTGTTGAAGGCTCAAGTAGTGGCCTAGCTCGTGGGTCAAAACCTTCCCGAAGTTGTACTCGGTTATGACCATCCTATTCGCTAGGATAACAACGCCGTCGAGGCAGTTGCCCGTGGCTCCCGTGTAGGCGTACCCCTGCACCCCTCCTCCTCCGTTGTTGCCGTTGATTTCGGGAACGATGTACACGTTGACGTACTCGTCCACGTCCCAGCAAGCTATTTCTTTCACCTGTAGGTCAGAGGCTCCGTCATCGAGTCCAGAGAGCGCGATGCCGTCAGCTACAAACGCGGCGATGTTCGAGAGGTCGTGGCGTGTGATTCCACCCGTTGGGCTCCCGTCGGGGGCTCTCCTAGCTAGGCAAAAATCAATCTTCGTGTCTACCCCTGTCCCGTCGCCCGTGCTTCCTGGCACCTTCCTGAATTGGTCGTTCACTAGGTCGAGCGTCTCAAGGATAGCCTCGTCGGTAATGTTCGCCCCTTCGCCTACGTCCTCTCCCGTGTGCATGACGTGGAAGACAATAGGCAAGGTTTTCTCCGTCTCTGCCGAAAGGTCTGCCGATAGGGCGGGCAGACCCATGACTTTCGGTTCAAGGCTTACGCACTCCTGAGCTTGGAGGTTTAGCCATAGGAGGGAGAGCGTTAGGAGTAGGGCGTTTCTCATTGAGCCACTTCTTTAGAAGGGTTATATTCTCTTTTCTTGTGTTCATCCAAATAAGTACCGGGCGAGGTCGGGGTCTACCTGATCGTGGCCTGTCGAGATGGTCAGCCCGTTCTGATAGTACACCGTCTTCTGTGGGAGCATATCGTTCTCGCTGTTCGATGAGTACTCAGGGAACAGGCCGGAGTTGTTACAGAGGTACTCGACCATCCGTGTGGTGTAGAACTGGGCGTTCTGCCGTGCGTTCTCCATCTCGCGGTGCAGGTCGCTATCGGAGATAGGAGCCGTAGCGTCAGAGGTGCGAATAACTAGCCCCCCGTTGTCGAGCTTCACGTAAAGGTTAGGGATGAGCTCGAGCATAGCCCACCACACCGTAGCCTTGCGGACGTAGTTATCGAGGAGGGTGGCGTAGTTGCCCGCTACCGTCCCCGCCTGAACGTCGGCCTTGAGCTTGTTCAGGAGGTCGGTACCGAGGTACTGCTGGAGGTATTTGTCTTGTGCCAAAATGATGGCCGGAGCCATGACCCTATCTTCCACGCTCCCGTTCAGTTGCGTGAGGCGTTTCATATAGTCAGGGTTGACAAAGAGAACTTCTGCTGTGAGTGCCATTTAGCGAGGGTTTAGATACCCGTGGTTGGGCATATTTCTTGGTTTGATGTCTTGCTTGCCTTTCGGTTCAGATTTGATTTGGTTGCGCTTGCGAACCTCCGGGTCTTCAATCTGACTGATAATGCGCTTGGCCTCTGCAACGGAGACCTTCCGGTTGTTTTCTTTCTTGAGGTACGTCTGACGAACCCAGCGATGGCTACACCATGGACCGCCCTTAAATTCCCACACCGAGTACGTGTCGCTTCCGTTCGGCCCAAATCCGGGGTTCACGGCAAGGCTTCCCGCTGCCAAGATGTCTTCCTTCCTCCATACCCTACGAGCTCGGAGCATCTTCTTGCAGAAGTCGCGGCTGTTGTCTGAAAGTTCTCCATCGTACTTGTAGCGAATGCGAACAATTTCGTTGTCCATGTCGCTCTTCCTCTTGGAGTCTCCCGGTACATATTCGGCAAATGCCCACACAGCGTCTCGTGTGGATTCGAGGCTTTCATCCACTTCGACCTCATCGATGAGTTCCCAGTTTTCCTCGTCCACTTCCTCACCCACCCCGAGCAGGTATGTAATCGCGTAGGAGAGGTCTACCTTCTCCTCGCTCATTTCTGTTACCGTAGGAGCCTCCTCTTCGATTTCTACGACCGAAACGATAGCAGGGGTACCCGCAGCGTTCAAAATGCTTTGTACGGCGTTCTTTACGATGCGTTGGTAGGGCTTCACCACTTGGTCGTCGAACAAGGTAGAAGCAATTTCCAGTTCTTGGGTGTTTCCGAGCTGTCCTGCCGTCTTGACTCCGAACATAGCCGAAGACACCACGCGGTGCCCGATCATGATTTTGTCGGAGACCTCCGTAGAGAGGAACTGGTATTGCTTGTCAGCATCTGAAAGGGGGAACGGCTCGAAGTCGGGCTTCCTGTCGGGCTGGTCGCTGAAGGTCATGATGAATTTACCCGCGTTGGTAGCCCCGGCCAGTTGACGCTCCACGTCGTTGCGAATCTTCCGCCTTTCCTCCTGTGAGGGAGTGCCGTTCTTGAAGGCAAGGTGGAACGACGGAGCCATCCCGTTCTTGATATTGTTGATGTGGTATTTCCCGATTTCCTTGTCCAGCTCGATATAATCAATCGAGCCGATGTAGTCGGGCTTGGGGTAGTAGTACGAGCCAGGAGAGAAAGGCTTGACGTACAGAATCTGAACGGGGTACTCTACGGCGTCGTCAGGAGAGAACGCCCGCACGAGCTCTGGCTCGCACCTCTTGTCGCTCCAGTCCTTCGAGTAGTAGTAGAACTCCACGTTCTCTTCCTCGTCAACCTCCGCGCTTCTGATATTCTCAAAGGGGCAGTGCCTCACCTTGGAGATGGTCGTTCGGTCGAGGCTGTAGACGACCTCCAGAGCAAAGCCTCCCTGAATCTTCAGGTCGAGGCAAGCCTTCCGTACCTCGTCGTCGAGACCCCACTCTTGAATCTTCAGGCGAGCGTCGAGGGTGTCGGCCTGTACGCCGTCTCCAAAGATCATGTAGGCAATTGACGTGCAGAGCGCGTTATGCGTTGCGCTCGACTTGTACAGGTCGATGAGGTATTGAGGGAACAGGTTGTCGTCCCCGTACTTCACGTAGCCGTCTTTTGAGGGTGCTTCGGCGTAGCTCCGCTCCTCGTATTCTTTGAGTTTGATAAGTTCCATATTACTCGTAATATATAACGTTGTCGGGGATGGTCGGGTTGTCGTAGTTGAAGTAAGTACCGGTCGCCGTGACTCGGCAAGCCCCCACCTCGCAGACCCCCACCACGGAGGCGTCCTCGGGGTCGAGGTTGGTGTCCGAGTTCTGCCCGTAGATCGTGTAGGTGTACAGCCCCGACTCGGTGAGAAGGACGCTACCGATGAGAGGGTTGTCCAAGTTGGTGGAGATACGGAACTGTGAGTACCTCTCGTTGTCGTAGGTCACGTTGGCGATGAAGGCAAAGGTCTCCTCGCTCGCATCGTTACGAAGTACGACGAGGTAGTCCGTAAAGGAAGCGAGGAACTTCCGAGCCTCGAACGGGGTGCAGTACATTCTCTGTCCTGCTGTGTTGGGGAGTAGGTTGACCATGCTTTATCTATCAAAAAAAGGGGAGAGCTTAACGCCCTCCCCCTCCTTATATAACAGTCCTAAGGCAGTGCCTCGGCTTATGTCGTAGGCGTGAGCGAGAGGTTGGTATCCGTAGTGTCCAAGAATGGAGCAGGGATAGCTTCCTCAGCCGTGAACTCCAACGTGTACCCGCTGAGGTCGCCCAAGGCCGTGCCAGTAGCTACAGATCCACCAGACAATTCACAGCCACGAGTATGACCCATGACGAAGTAGTTGTCGTTGTTGTCCTGAACGATGATCGCGAGGCGAGCCTTTGCGAGGTTCGTCAGCTCTACGATGTCGTCGACCACAGGCTTATTCAATACCAAGCTCAAGACCTGCGTGTAGTACACGGTTCCGTTCTCGATGCTTGAGTTGACCGTCTGCGTGAAGCTCGACGTGTTCTTGGGGCTGACGTAGTCGTTGGCAATCGTTCCCGCTTGCGTAGCGGTAACTTCGCCCGCAGCGTATGTCCACATACCATCCTCCCAAGAGGTGTCCGCCGTTGGGGACGTATTGACGATCCACACGTTCTTTACCCCTCCGAGGGCATCACGGCAAGGGAGCGAACGTCCTGTAAGTGTTAATGTACAAGCCATTTTCTAGGGGTTTGTGAAAGTGGGGGAGCCGAAGCCCCCCCTCCCTCGGTTAATGATTAGCTACCGCGACGAACAACAGAGTAGGAGTCGTGGTCGATTACTTGAGTACCTCCGTCGAACAACATGACTACGCGAGTAACTGCGTCGCCTGTCGTGCCGGTCAAGTCCAAGAAGCGAGCCTCGACGTGGTCAGTCAAGAGGTTCGTACCGAAGTAGAAGTTCTCCTTCTTGCCCAAGAGCAAGGTGTCGGCAGGGAAGCCGGCAGGAGTAATGATAGTGTAGCCAGCGTACTTCGCCACCATGCCGTCGTTCAAGAAAGGCAGGTTGTAAGTAGCAGCCAACGCTTGGTAGTAGAGCTGGGCAGAGGCACGGCTCATGAAGATAACAGCGTCAGGGTCGCCAGCGATAGCTGAAGGAGCGTCAGCGGTAATGTCCGCCAAAGCGTCCAAGATACCTACGCTTACAGAAGCCACAGTCGCAGCAGCCAAAGGCAAGGTGGCCGTAGTCTCGTGGCCGGGAGTAGCGTCTACGATGTGCTTGCAGATACCCGTGAAGTTGGTAACGACTGGAGTTCCGGCTCCAGAGCCGTCGGCGTCGTAGTTGCCTTGCCAGATGTTCTGCTCTACGTTGGCAGCCACGCGAGCTGCGACGTATTGACCCAAGAAGGAAACGTAGTCGCCGGGAGCACCTGCGTAGTTTCCGCGCATCTGCTCCGCTGCCCAAGTTTGAGCCAAGTCGTCGTTGCAAATTTGCTCGTTTACTTGGAGCTGGGTCGTAGTCAAAACGACGTCAGAGATGTCCAAGCCACCAGCGGCGGGTGTAGTGAACTCACAAGAGCGAGCAGCGATAGCCGCGCCCGTCAGCTTGCGGAGGTTTGCCTTGAAGCGGACGTTGTCCAAGACAGAGATGTAGCCATTGGCGAGGGTGTCCGCGCTCAAGATGGCTGGAGCTACGAAGGGAAGGGCAGCCTGTCCCGCGTAGGTCGAAGTGGTGAATGTTGCGTTTGCCATAGTTTAGGCGTTGTAGTGATTTGCGAGAGCACGGACGCGCTCTTCAGTTGTCAAATTCTGGAGATTTAAAGGCTCCTTCTTTGGGGTTGGTGCCTTGTGTTTCAGCCCCGTGGAGGCTGCTTGCTTCTGGAGCTCGAAGAGACGCTCTTTGACCTGTGAGAGCTCGGTCATGATTACGTCCATCTCGTTGGGTGCTTCGGTAGTCTCTGCACTCATTTCGACTTCGACCTCAAATTCTTCGGTAGGCTCTACGGCCTCCGCTTGTGGCTCCTCCTTGGCTTCTGCCTTGGGAGCTTCAGGGTTGACGCTCATCTCTTCCTTCTCCTCTTCCTCGGCT